GCCTATATCTCTTCATCAGTACATACATCGTCCCTGCTGTTGTATTTATGTACACGGCAGGACGCATTACTGGTGAAGTTTATTTCACACTCATTTCTTACATCAAACGCACATGTACTACAACCCTGCTACTGAATCTGCTGTCCGCACCATTGAAGCTCTCGCTGAGGCCAATCGCAAGGTGATTCAGAAACTGAATCCTCCCAAGCCTCAAGCCATTGTTTGGTGCTCTACTCAAGGACGCTGGATTAACAACCCAGCTGCTGCCTGACCTATCCACAACCGTACATGAAAACATACGAGGTAACTCTTGAGTCTGGTGTCTGGTACATCCTTGCGCCCAACTCTGAAGCGGCTGCCTGGGCTGCTCTTGAGTTGTCCAAAGAGTCTTCGTCCAACCTCCTTAACGTACGACTTGAAGATGAGTGGTAAGAAAGACTATTTCCCGAACAACTGGAAGGAATACAAGGATGCTGACGACAGTGACTTCATCCCTCACACGTTTGAAGAGATCATGTCATGGAAAGTAGCAGGGTGGGAGCTGCCTAACTCTATCTGCTGCATCATCCGTGTCACTGACATTGAGACAAAGAAGGTCAAGGAACTCGTCTACCAAAAGCGTAGTGCAGCCAAAAGTATGGCTGAGAAGCTAATCAATACGCCTGGTATTGAGTTCACTGTCGTTGACCACGAATCCATCCACCACCTGACTCCCGTTAAATGAGCCCTACTACTTTCTCTCGTCGCCTGCAACAGCTGATCTCTCAAGTTGAGAATCATCCGCACCGTGAAGAAATCCTGAAGTTGGTCCACGAACAACTGCTTGAGGATGGTACAGTTGTACTGCCCGATGTCTTTAGTGCATGATCCTGCTTTACGTGCCTGATTGGTTGTACCTCGGATGGGCGAGCCACAGCTGCTGGTACGTGGGTGTTACAAGTTGTGACATATCTATCCACGCTGGTAGACTTGATCTAGAATTGGCTTGGTCACGCAAGAGATCCCATGGATCCACTGAGGCGACAGTTGACAGACCCATCACTCAAGGGGCTGGCCGAGGTCGTTGACCTATTGCGCCTGATGGACCGGGAAGTTCCCGCGCAAGTTGTTGCTACCTTCTTGTATGTAGCCATGCACGAAGGGTGTCATAAATCAGCACTTGAAGAGGACCTCAACATGACCAATGCCAGCGGTTCACGTAACACCGACTGGCTAACCGCCCAACACAGACTCAACAAACCTGGGTTGGATCTTATCATCAAGGAGGTTGATCCTACGAACAGACGACGCACCACCCTACGCCTTTCTAACAAAGGTAAGGCGTTGATCAATCGTTTCAAGGATGCACTCTATGGAGATTAAAACTTGGGGCCAGGCCCTTGAGTACACATTCAAGACACGTCACTCATGGAGACATGGAAACGGAGCAAAGACTGCTGCAATCAATGCTGGACATTTCACAAGGATTAGAGGACTTAGCTTCCCTGTTGGTAGAATTACCCAACCTATCATCAACGAGGTCAGCGTTGAGCTTGAAGACGAAGGTAAGTCAGACGCGACGATCAATCGAATCGTGTCTGCTGTCAGCACCGTACTCAACCACTGTGCCTTTGATGGACTAATTGCAACACCAGCAAAGTTCAGGCGCCGCAAGGAGCATGAAGGTCGCATCAACTTCTACACTAAGGAAGAGGTGACACGTCTATCCCACGCTGCTGTTGATCCTTTCATGCGTGAGGATGCGGCTGAGATCATCAAGGTTGCTGCCTACACAGGTATGAGGCAAGGTGAACTTCTCAAGCTCAAGGCTAAGGATGTTGACCTAGGTCTCAATGTCATTCATGTGGGCGGCAGGCCTGATGTACAGACCAAAGCAGGTAACTACAGATCCATACCCATTCACACTCACATCGCATCGCTATTGGAACGTCGCATCGACAATGTTGGTAGTAACGTCCGCGTCTTTGGTGATGAGTGGAGTGACAAGGACCAGCTGTTGCGTGTCTTTAAGAAGGTCAACAAGTACATCGGCAAGGACGAGACCTATGTATTCCACACACTGAGGCACAGCTTTGGTACGTGGTGTGCAGAGGCTGGTGTACCAATTAGAACCATTATGGATCTCATGGGACACAAGCGCATCGAAACCACGCTCCGCTACGCCAAGACCACAGACAAGGCCCGCACCGAGGCTCTGAACCTCATCTAGGCGCATCTAGCGGGTCGTCTGCTACGCTCTTTGAGCAGCCGGCGGTCTGGGCTCTCAACGAGTCCAATCGCTGGAATCCCCCTGCGGATGTGGCGGAATTGGTAGACGCGCTAGTTTCAGGTTCTCGTCCTTAAGCTGATACACCCATGAATAGGTTAGGTACAAACGCCTGACCTTTCTTTCTGTGACTCCTGTCCACTTACGGACAGGTCTATTCACCGGATCTAGCGAGGAGTCTTATTGGCAACACCAGCACAAATTGATGAGCAAGTTCAACTCGAAAGAGACCAAATCCGACAAGGATTGAGGCGTCTCCGAGAGAATACAAGGAAGATGGAGGAGCAAAGCTATGCCTCTGCCACAGTTTATGGGGCGGCTTCTATTGATGCCCTCCTGCCTAAGCTGGTTGAGCGGATCGAAGAAACAAACCACAGGATCCATCAAAGACAGAACGGAGTAGCGTTCAAGGAGATAGCCAAGTACCTAGCTAGTGTAGAGCCACTGGCAGCTGCTGCTATCGCTTTGAAGATCACCTTTGACAAGGTGTTCTCCGTCAAGAGGGGTAGTGATCAGATCCAAACCGTATGCGATGCCATCGGCTCAGCCGTTGAAGCTGAATGTCAGATGCGTCACTACGAGAGGTGTGCTCCTGGGCTTCTCAATACCCTGAAAAAGAACTACTTCCACAGGTCGATTGGTACTCACCAGAAGCTAGTTGTCATCCGTACACTGATGAATAGGTACGACGTTGACAAGTGGAGTTCTTGGAACAATGTGACTCGCATCAAGCTTGGGGGCTGGCTGCTGGACTGCATCATGCAGACAAGTGGTTGGTTCACAAGGGAGATGCGACGAGAGGGTAAGCAAACACAGACGTACGTGATTCCAACGCCTGAGTTCCTCAAGATCAGGGACAAGGTGATGAGCGATGCCGAGTTGTTCGCTCCCCTCGCTTGGCCAATGTTGATCGAGCCAAACGATTGGACACACGACCGTCCTGGTGGATACATCCTCAACGAGGTGATGCGAGGCCACGACATGGTTCGTCGCGGCAACCACCACCTAATACAGGGGGAAACACCAACCCAATTCCTTAACAAGATCCAGAAGGTTGCATACCGTCTGAATCCGTTTGTGGTTGACGTTGCTGAGCAGCTGATGAGGCTTGAGCGGTGCGTCGGGAAGTTTCAACCTATTGTCCATCACCCACTACCAGCTAAACCTGCTGACATCGACACCAACTACGACAGTCGTAAGGACTACCGGAGACGAGCAGCAGCGGTGTTGAACATCCAAGCCCAGGAGCCAAAGAAGTCATGCAGAACACGTATGACCATGGAGGCAGTGAAGCGATTCAAGGACCGTAATCGCTTCTTCATCCCATGGAGCTTTGACTACCGGGGAAGGGCTTACCCAATTCCTGCATTCCTCACACCACAGGACACCGACTTTGGTAAGTCACTGTTGAGGTTTGCTGATGAGTCGTACATGACTGATGAGGCTGAGCAATGGCTCTCTTTCCATGTTGCTACTTGTTACGGCCTGGACAAGGCAACCATGCAGGAGCGACTGGAGTGGGTTGCCAATAACGTCACACTCATCACGCGTATAGCCACAGATCCAATCGAAGCTCTACCTGAATGGGAAGCAGCGGAGGAGCCGTGGCAATTCCTTGCGGCTTGTGAAGAGTACTACCATTGCGTGATCGCAGCGGATAGACACTTCACAGGACTTCCTATAGCTGTTGATGCCACATGCAGTGGTCTACAAATTCTGGCAGGATTAGCTAGGGACCTGTCAACAGCCCGTTTGGTCAACGTTCTGCCTGGTGACAAGCCACAGGATGCCTACAAGGTGGTCGCTGAAATCGCTAGAGACTCAGTTCCTGAACGCCTCAGAGAGCATCTAGATCGCAAAGTGACTAAACGATGCGTCATGACAATTCCCTATAACGCAAAGCCGTATTCCAATCGTGGATACATACGGGAAGCGTTTGCGGAAAAGGGCATTGAATTGGACAAGGAAGAACTGACTCAAGTAGTCAGTGCAATTAGGGACGCAATGCAGGTTGTTGTTCCAGGTCCTATGGCTGTGATGAAGTGGATCGAATCAGAGGTGGCTGCCGCTATTAAACGTGGTGCCACACATCTTGAGTGGACCACACCATCAGGTTTTGTAGTCCACCAGAAACTCAACAAGAAGCAAGTCAAGCAGCTGGATCTCCAACTACTTGGACGGTGCAGGGTGAACGTTGCTGTTGGCGATAAGGATGAGGTTGATCTCAACCACCACAAGAATGCCACAGCTCCCAACCTAATCCACAGCTTGGATGCTTCTCTACTTCATCTAACAGCGTTGAGGTTTGATGCACCAATTGCATTGATCCATGACTCTGTGCTCTGCAGGGCTACCGACATGTCAATCCTGTCCACATTGGTACGGGAGACATACATGCACCTGTTTGCAGAGCATGACTACCTCAAAGACTTTGCTGCACAAATCAAGGCTGAGTCTGAGCCTCCGATCATTGGTGATCTGGAACCAGAGACCGTGATCGAATCCACCTACTTTTTCTGTTAATGGCACAAGCAATTCATGTTACCCAGAACCCAGTTGTTCTGGAAGGCTATCAAGCAGTCCTCAAGCCGTCTAAGTTTGGCTACTCGCTGAGTGCAATCATCGACCAATCATTGGTTGATGTGCTTGAGGATGATCGAGCCGAAACCCTTAAGTGGGCAGAATCGAAACTGAAGAATCCCAAGCGATCTACGCTCAAACCAGAACCATGGGAGGAAGTCAGTGATGGTAAGTATAAAGTCAAGTTCAGTTGGAATGAAGACACGCGTCCGCCCGTGGTGGATTCAGAGGGAACTCCTATTACGGACAACTCCACTCCCCTTTATAGCGGATCAACAGTTAAGCTGGCCTTTAAGCAGAAGCCTTACATCCTCAAGGATGGGGTCACTTACGGAACCAGCCTCAAGCTCGTTGGGATCCAAGTCATCACTGTTAGTTCTGCGGCTGGCATTGATCGTGGGAGTCTGGACGAAACGGAGGTTGCCGCACTTTTCGGCCAAACAAAAGGCTTCAAAGCTGGTGAACCTAGTGTCAGCGCTGCTGATGAAACCGTTGTAGAAGACGATGACTTCTGATGGCATATCGCTCAGGTCTGGAGAGGCAGGTAGCTGATCTGCTCTCCAACTTGGGGGTGTCGTATGAGTACGAGTCTACAAAAGTTCCATACATCCTGCAGTGTAACTACACTCCAGACTTCCTTCTTCCAAATGGTGTGTTCCTAGAAACCAAGGGGCACCTTACGGAGGAAGATCGTAGGAAGATGAAGGCTGTCAAGGCAGCTAATCCTGACCTTGACATCCGTTTTGTATTCCAGTCCCCCTATAACAAGATCTACAAAGGATCAAAGACCACCTATGCCAAGTGGGCCGAGAAACACGGTTTCCCTTGGTGTTCGTTTCAATCCATTCCAATAACTTGGTTGACCTAATGACTTACGGCACTCCTGAGTTCTACAAGGAAGGGTTTGCTGACTATCTTGCTGACGTAGATGCAGAACAACCCGCAACCGTAGAGAACCTTGTTGAAGGGTTCTTGATGGCAGTAGGTGAGTGGATCGACTACCACCATAAACAAGCTGATGCTTACTCCAACATCCGAG